TCTGTTGAAAACATTATCAGGAGGTCCAAAGGTTCCTATTCCTAGACTTTGATTTCCATTATTACTATAAATGATTGACTGTCCGTTAACAAAATTATGATTTGTTGTAAATGTTATAGTTTCATCTGTGGCGTCTATTCCACCACCATAAATTGACTCTCTAGCATCAAATTCAATTTCTCTATATCTTTTTGAAATAACTGGTTGTAATGTAGCACCACTACCATTACCACCTTTAATAGTTGCAGAAACAACGGTTGAAATGTCAAAATCTTGTGGATCAACTAAGACAGACTCTACAGATCCACTTACAACTGGTTTAACTAAAGATCTTGTTCCTGTTGTAGGAGAGTCAACTTCTATGTAAGGAGGGTTGAGAACATCATAACCAGATCCAAAGTTTACAACATTGATGCTCTCTAAAGGTCCATAATAAATTTTATCATTTGTTTTTGGACTTACAATTTCAACACCATTAATTAAAAGACCAACTCCACCAGGTACAGTTTTTTCTGACTTACCACGTGCAAAATTAATCTCTAAGGGAAACTTTCTGAGAAGTTTTTGCGGACTTATAATTAAGTCCTTATGTCTTGCTAGGATAAATTTGTGGAATCCTGATCCAGACGATAGATTTCCAAATTCTAAATATTCTACTGTTCCGATAAAGGAACGAGAAGTGTATAGTTTAATTTGATTTTTTGAAGTTTGTACTTCTACAAAATAACTGTTTCCAGAGACCAAACCAGGCATTGGTTCTTTTTCTGGTCTGTAAATTATTTCATCACCAGTAATGAATGGAACGTTACTGGTAAATGAAATGATGGAGTAGTTTAAAGTTGTTGAATTAAAACCTTGCAGACGAGAACCACTTGCTTCACTTATAGTAGCATCTGAAATATTTTTCGTAATAGTATAAGATGGTAATGAGTTTGAAGCTACATAACCATACTTTTGATCACTATAAACATTTTGAATGTTTGCAATTAACTTATCATTACCATATTCTAAAGAAGATCCAGTACTAGAAGATTTCTTTATCTTTCTTCTAATATCATAGTCTAAAGAAACTGATGGTGTAAAAGTTCCAAGTCCGTTCAGAATAATTTCTTTTGTTGTATTGTTAATAACAGAAACTGTTGCTCCAGAAACAACAACATTTTGAGTCCCTCTAACAAGAACTTCAATAGAATCACCAACTTTAAGACTTGACTTATCAATATCACTTAATAAGGTAAATGTGGATCCAGATATTGCTGATACTTGATATCTTGAACTTGTGTTATAAATCCAAGAATTTGCAAAAGTTTCTTTATAAGTTCTATTTTCTGATGGATTTTTGATTGATTCTCCAACGTTTCTAATACCAATATACTCACCTTCACTCGCTAAAGAGATATCTCCTACTGGAACAAACTCAGAAAGAACACCGGTGATTCTTATCTCAACCTTCTTAGTTTGATCCCCATCTTCATAACCAAAAACAACTTCATCTGAACGAATGGCAGATGTAGTATTAATTACGTTACTAACACCCGAGCATCCAAAAAACTGGTTTATACTCTTGTCTAAGTAAGAAATTTTATTAGAACCACTAATAAGAACTCCTGTTTGTCCAAAACCAATAGTTGAATCTACTGGAATAATGGATGAACCAACAGATACAGTTTCTAATACCTTTGTATTTCCAGGTATAGTAAATGTTCCTTCAGTTAAGTCATTATCATTATATCCAACAAATAAAGATATCTTGTAGTATGTTTTATTATTTCTTGTAATAATTTCAACTTCAGATACAGAACCTTGTGTTCTTTCATCGGTTGATTTTTTAATAGTTTGACCAACTAACTTGAGTGGATCTCCAGATATTCTCTCTGCAATTATATTTTCTCTTCTAGAAAACTTTGCACTCGATGGTTTTGTAAGTAATTGTTCTAGATCAATTACTTTTACATCTTCATTATATAAAACTCTAAAAAGAATTTTAAAAGACTCTTCAGTTCCTTTTGATTGATATAAACTCTTTGCTTCTTTAATAAAATTACTTACATCCAGGTTTGACGTTAATGAAGTATTCTCTAAACCTGGAACAAAAGTATATTTAATTTTATTATAAAATTCTTGTAAAAATAGAGAACTTAAGTTATTTACCCCAACACCACTAGTATGAATACCAGCCGCGGAAGTTGAAAAAACAAGTTCTTCAGGATTATTTACTTGACGATATGAAGTAATACCACTGAAACCACGAATACATCCAGTAAAACTATTTGTTGTTATACCCGTATATGTAATAATTTCATCATCAATCTTAAGAAGACCATACTGATCTGGAAATCCTTTAGTAGAATCAACTACAATAGTTCCTGTTAATGAATCTAAAGTATTTTTTAAAGTTGTTGTTCCACTGATAACCTCTGGAGTTAAGTTATCAACTTTTAAATATTGATCTAAGTTCTCAGCAATATCAATTGGACCACCTTGATATTCCTGTGAGATATAATATTGCTTTAAAAAATCTGCAGCCTTTGGAGATTCTGATAGTAAAAATTCAGGTATTTGATTTTGAACAATTTGCTGAATCTTAACTCTTACGTCAAAACCAGTTGCGATCATATTTTATTTCCTCTCCAGTTCTCCGTTAGAGTAGCTTGATGTATAGTAATCTCTTGTAAAAGTGACTCCAGAGATATCTTCTCCGGAAGAAATAACATCCTTAACCATATTTATGGTGCTATCTGAAATACTAAAACTTAGATACAAATCACTCAGACCAACAACATCATTTGACTCAGGATATGCTTGTACTTCAATAATATTATTTTCCTTTTCAGTTGAGGTGATGTTTATTGTGTTAATGATGATCTCACCATTTGCATAGTCAATCGTTCCTGCAGAAGCAATAATAACTCTATACTCACCATCATTCATGCGTTTTACAACAGATAAAACACCTCTTCCGCTACCATCAAGAGTACCGGTTGAAGTCTTATTTGGAACATCAGTGAAGTAAACTAGATCAGTGTTTCCACTAATATAGAATCCTGTACTCTTGATGTTATATCCTTGAGAATTAATGTGGAACTTATTTCCATAGCACAGTTCATATTGTGCAAACTGGTTGACGAGTGCCTTTAAGTTTCTACGTATTCTGACTTTTGTAATGTTGGAAGTAATCGAACGGTCAGCATTATCAATAATCTGTAGAATTTTACTGTACTTAAATCTTCCACCAAACTTGTTCAGGTCAACAGAAGATGCATAGGTGTTTAATGCATCAACAGCAGTTGCTTTGAGACCACTGACGTTTGAAACTTGAGGTGAGTTGTAGTAGATTGAAGAATCAATTTCAACATAAAGAATCTTAAGATCGATAATTTCTTGGTTGATTCCTGTAAGTGAATATTGCTTTAGTTTTGAAAGAATAGTTTCTTTATCAAAGTCTGAGATAAAATCACCATTCTTTGGTTTGATACTAATTAAAACTTTTCCAAACTGTGGTGGACTCAGTTCTTCACCACCAACTACAGAAACAGACTCTGTGTTTGGATATATTTGTTGGATAATCGCTTCATAGTCTCTTGAGGTCACTGCTCTGTACTGAGCAGAATAAAGACGAGGGGCAAAATATTTAATGGATGATACTGGTTCAATTTCACCACCATTCATTGCACCTTGAACAGTAGTTAATGTTACTGAACCAGCTGGAATTACAGGGTTGCTACTTGAATCTCTGAACGTTCCAGAGAAACTAAACTCCGATGGACCATTTCCATCTTTACCATCAGTAATAATGTATGTGACTGTAATGACTGAACTATTCTCTAACTTCTTACCAAAAATACCATCACCAAATAACAGTTCATACTTCTCATCCTGAACTTCTTGAAGTAGATAGATTTCAGATGTTCTCTCAATACGAATAATATTATCTACCTTTTGATATTCTCTACCAAGACCACTATCTGATGGTCCCTTTACATAGACAACAATGGATGAAGTATCAATGAAAGAGTTATCGAGAATAAATCTCTGATCCAGTGAACCATCAACAACAAACTGTTTTGTTAAAAATGTTCCCTGATAGATTTCAATAGGACTTGCGGTGGTTCCAAAGGTCGCAACACCACCATTGATGGTAGTAGAGACGTTTTCTGGAATAGAGAAGGTATATGTGCTCTCATTCGCTGTACCAACGCACACTAGACCCGCCTGTAGCGTGAGTGTAGGACTTGTAGCACTAGTTGGTACACTAATCGTTACATGTGCCCTTGCTGCCGTTCTAGAGCGTGGTGTGTAACCGATATTTCTTGCAAGTGAAACGACATTTTCTCTTAAAGTTGCTGAGTCTAGAAAAGACTCATTCACAACCATATTTGAGTTAAATGCTGTGATATATGTATTATACGCTAGAGTATCGATTAAAACAGAAAAGTTAGAACCTTCGAAGTCAAAGTCAGTAAAGTCTGAATTTGCACGAAGATAATCTTTTATCGATGTTTTAATCTGATCAAAGTCTAGATTTGTAAATTTAGTGAAAGGCATTTTATCTGGTTGCCTCTAATATAAACGTAAACGCTTGTGTCGGAACATCTTGTCCAATAATATCAAAGACAACAGTCACATTAAAAGTATTTTCATCAGGTTGAGGATCGACCTCTACCTTAACGTTTGTGACTCTTGGTTCAAAATTACGAACTGTCGTCAGAATTTGGTCTTCAATGATGGATGCAGTACCATAATCAACGAATTCAAAGAGACTTGAACGTACTTCAGAACCCAACAAAGAGTTAAAAAACCGCTCTGTTGGGATAGTCTCAACTAAATTTCTGACTGAACGACGAATTGCGTTCTCATTTTTCAAAATAGGCAGGTCTTTTGTCACAGGATGAGGCTCAAAAGACAAACTAATGTCCTTAAATGCCCTTGATACTCTGGTGACTGCCATTTGGACGTGGATTTTCTCCCATTATTTATAGGTTATTTCCAAGGAATCCCATAGTTTGGTTCAGTTCCATACTCCCAATCATCATAATCTTCATCATTCCGAATGCGTTCATGGAGTTCTTCTTGTTTTTTGAGGTTATGCTTTGGTGCAGCATCGTGCATGACCTCTTGAATCACTCTTTTTGGTGGTGTATTTCCATAATCTGTAACTAATCTAGCAGTACCCCACATTTCTCTCATGTAGTTGGGGTCTCTATCGACTGGTAAGTTCGACATTTTAGCTCCTGTTTTAAGTGAATAAAACAGAACTTTTATAAAGGAGGTTGCTATCTCCTTATGTTTATTTAACGCTCAACTTCACGGAGCATGTAGGAGTCGGAATTAAGGTATTTAAGTATCTCAAGAGCAATCAAACGTGGATTTCCTTCTCCACATGTGTAGACATCGACTGCTAGACATCCATTCTCTGGCCAAGTATGGCAAGACACATGACTTTCTGCAAGTGCAATCACTACCGTACAACCTTGTGGTAGAAAACAATGGGAAAATGTGTTTAAAATGGTCATCTTGGCACGGTTGATGCCTCGAATCATTGCATTCTGAAGCGATTCAACGTCATTAATCGCTTCAAAATCCACATTGTACACCTCTAGGAGCAGGTGTTTCCCCATCGAATGCTGTTTCAACTCAATTTTGTGCAAAGAATCTATTTATTTTACTTCCAAATCTGTAATTTCGTACATATAGTGGTCAGATGTTTCTATTTTACGTTTATTTTCGACTGAGTATATGGTCAAATCAATTTCATATCCAGGATTTTTATCAATTCGATTAAAAGTCCAAGCATTATCATACCAAATAATACGATTATTTGGATATGCATAATAATTTCCAGTCTCAACCTTGAATAAATGAGCGCATTTATGTTCTGGAGTCTCTGAAAAATTTAAATCTGGAACACCTTTATTTTCCCATGACCAGTCTAAGGTAAACATATAAGTCCCAACAACTTTTTTTCCATCAGGACGAATAAGTTGTGCTTGTAACCCAGAAAGACGAGCACGTTTTTGGACATCAATATATGGAGAGAAGCAGTCCCAGTACATGATATCTTCTAAAGGTTCAATAGGAGCATCTGGTTTCCAACAAAAGGCGTGAAGAGGACGCCGAGTCCAATTCACGCCATTTTCTAAAAATGCCTCAAATAGAGGAACTCTTTTTTCAAGACTTGCAACACAATGCACATCACATTTGGTTACTTCACCATGTCCTTTTTGTTTATTAAACAGAAACTCATTACGAATATAACAAGACCAATCTGGTAGACTATGGTTTAAGTATGCCATTTATCCCTTACCTTGTCCTCTATATTTCTTTCGAGCTCCATTGCGAGAAGACGCGGCATACTTCGTTCCCATTCCCGCGCCTTGGCGAGATTTCTTAGGAGAACCAGGAATATAAGAGCTATTCTTATTTAGTCCACCCTTTACTTTTGCAGCCATACATTATTCTCCAATAAAATTTCAGTTTCAAGTTCTTCAGGACTTGGAGAACCTGTCTGATAAAACTCTATCGACAGATCCTCCATGATATTGAAATATTCTTCTTCTGTAAGACTTGTATAAATTCGTCTTCCTTTACAAAGAATATTATAGCGTTCGTTAGCCATCTCAAATGATTCTTGTCTTCTCGTGACCAACGCGAACGCGAGGATCACACCAGATTTCAAAACCTGCTTCCTTTGCATCCAAACAGAATGATACGTCTTCTCCACACATGTCCTGAACCTCACCAGATTCAAAGACTTGCATCTTCGGTGCAAACCAAGGATACTTCATTTCAGAATGTTCAAAGACTCCATGCTTAATCAGCAACCAACCAAAACCTGCATAATCTACAGTGAAAGGTTTCCGACGCTTTGAAATACTTTCAACGGTTTCATGATTCATCACACCACCATTGTTACGGAAATCATCCTCTTCCATCCAATGAGCAACTGAAGTTGTATGACCATCTTCGGTAGCATACCAACCAGAAGCAATGTCTGTATCCATGAGAACCAGTTGCCAAAACTTCTCAGTATTGAATACAATATCACTATCAATCCATAGTTGCCAGTCATAGTTCAGTTTTCCATCCCAAGGAACCTGATCAGGTCCACGTAGAACGTTCGCACCAAGACATTTACAACGTGCGAAGTTCACCATTGAAGAGTAGTCTTGAGAGATCTGAATACTTGCACCTGCTTGCACTAGGTCAAAACACAGTTGTACAAAGTTCTTCAGATAAGTGTAAGAAACACCTCTACCAGGTAAACAAAAGACAACAGACTTGCCTTTGACCATTTCTCTAGCCAGGTTGTAGTCCCATTCAGGTTCTTTTGCTACAACGGGCGTTTTTGCTTTTACGGTAAATCCTTTAGCCATATGGTTAATAATTTTACATTCATATCATACAGTATTATCTAGTCCTTGTCAAGATATGATGATTCACTCATCACGTTCGGTTAAGACTACATCCGTACCTTCAATCTTAAAAGTTATCTCAGTATCTTCATACCATGATAACTCATTGACTATTGTTTCTGGAATAACCAAAAAGTATTCCCCTGTAATTGGATCGACTTGTAGGGGTTGAAAAATTTCTCCGGAGTTTTTTTTCATTTACGGTAATATAAGATCTTATTTTGTTTTTTTATATAGAACAATAATGATCTCGCTATCGTAACACTTTATAGCCTACAGGGACCCATTGATTTTATATACGGGGCATCCGCATCATCGTATAGCGCGGGGCGCCCGCACGGGGCGGCGCGGCGGGGGACTGCC